TGATAAAATAACTGATTAATAGAGGGGAGTCCATCTCCCCTCTACCTTTTATACAGGATAAATGATGACAACAATTGAACAAACGATTTTGACAAATCTGATATATAATGAACAATACACAAGAAAGGTGCTGCCCTTCATCAGAGGTGACTATTTCTCTGACAGGATAGAACGAACTGTATTTGAAGAGATACAGAAGTTCGTGGACAAATACAATGACCTACCAAACCAGAACGCTCTAGAGGTCGAACTGGACAGCCGTGGTGACTTGAATGAAGATGATTACAAACGGGTTTTATCGGTAGTTAAGGAACTTGAATCGGACGATAATGCGAACTTTGAGTGGTTAGTGGAGACAACAGAGGATTTTTGTAAGGATAAGGCGGTATACAATGCAATTGTGGATGGGATTAAAATTATTGATGGAAAGGATAAAGCTAGAGGCGTCGATGCTTTGCCAAGTATTCTTACAGAAGCCTTGGCTGTTGGTTTTGATAACCGTGTTGGTCATGATTACCTATGCGATGCAGACTCCCGTTTTGAGTTCTACCATAAAGTAGAGGAGAAGATACCATTTGATCTGGACTTCTTCAATCGCATCACCAAGGGTGGATTACCACAGAAAACACTGAATATCGCTCTTGCGGGTACTGGTGTGGGTAAGTCGCTGTTTATGTGTCATATGGCAGCAAACTGTCTAAGTCAGGGTAGAAGCGTCCTATACGTCACTCTGGAGATGGCTGAAGAGCGTATAGCTGAACGTATAGATGCAAACCTCATGAATATATCTATAGATGATTTGCATGAGTTACCCAAGCAGATGTATGATGACAAGATGAAAGCCATCGAACAGAAGACAAATGGTCAACTCATTATCAAGGAATATCCTACTGCATCAGCACACAGTAACCACTTTCGAGGATTGATCAAGGAACTGGCCATCAAGAGGTCATTCAAACCAGATATCATCTTTATTGACTATCTGAACATATGTGCATCATCAAGATTTAAGGCGAATGGAAATGTCAACAGCTACATGTATATCAAGGCAATTGCTGAAGAACTTAGGGGACTCGCAGTTGAAACAAACGTCCCGATTATGTCGGCTACACAGACCACAAGGAGTGGGTTCTCCAATAGTGATGTGGGCTTGGAAGATACGTCAGAGAGCTTTGGTCTGCCTGCTACGGCTGACCTCATGTTTGCGCTCATTAGTAATGAAGAGCTTGACGAACTCAACCAGATTGCGGTGAAACAGTTAAAGAATCGTTACAATGACCCTACCACTAATAAAAGATTCGTTATTGGTATTGACAGAGCAAAGATGAAGTTGTATGATGTAGAGGATGCAGAACAAGAGGGCCTTGCTGATTCTAATCAACGGGGAGGAGCGGACGATAAATTTGCAGACGCTATTTTCGACCAGACAGAGTTTGGTGAAGGGTGGAAGGTGTAATATGAATAAACTGAAAATATACGACAATGTGTTGGAGGACCATGTTGCAGAACTGATCCATCTTCAAATGAAGGAAGTCTATTGGAAATATGATTATAACTCTAAGAAGGGAGAGGTAAACAAGCACTGGCATGTCCTTTGTGGTAATGATGAGAATGAAGTGATACAGAATGGGTTTGATTTTGTGTTGCCTCTATGGAATGCTGCGTTTTACAAATACGATTTCAAAAATACCTACGATGTTGAGACATACAAGCGTATTTACCTAAATTCACACACACATGGTATTGAACCACATGAACATACAGATGATGGTGACTTTACTATGATATACTACCCTAGACTCGATTGGGAGAGAGATTGGGGTGGTGGAACCCGTGTGGGTGAGGATTTGGTTCCATATGTTGGAAATCGGTTGATTGTATTCAATGCAAAAATACCACACCAAGCCATGCCAGTCTCTCGTCAATGCTATGAATTGAGGACTGTTATTGTGTTTAAGACATACATCTCTGGAGCAAATGATGAGCGACTCGACTTCTACAAAAATTGATTTCTTGAAAGCGATGGGAGCAGATGAGATTCCTCATAGTGGTAGAACTCTACTTGAGCATCTTGTTGGAGTGTTTAATATACTAAAGGATATGGATGTTGCACAGCATGTTCAAGATGCGGGATTGTATCATTCTATCTATGGCACAGCTGTGTTTCATCATCAAACTACATCAGACAGATGTGTGGTGCAGGGTATTATTGGTGAAGACGCTGAACACCTTGTATATCTATTTTGCATTCTTGGAAGAGAGACAGATCGACAAACAGAAATATCAGTGATTGATGATAAGGAAATAAGAAAAAACCTCATGCTAATTGATTATGCAAATAATGAAGAACAAAGCAGTAGAAAAGAAATGACACTGGAAGAAGCTTATGGTTATATAAGTTATGACAGCGGGAGAGCTTGACATATGTATGAATTGAAAGATTATCTAAATGCGGTAAATTCTACCAAAGAAAAGCTCATGGACACAGAAGATGAGATATGGGAGAAGAAGTATCCGCCATTTGTCGTAAACAAGTGTGTTGCACCATTTCAAGACACAATCATGCTGGTAAATGAGATCAACCAGTTTCACCATCTAGACAAGAAACTTCAGTTTGATTTTTTAATAAATAGTCTGCGTCCAAGGAAAAGATACACACCTTGGCTGAAGGCGACGAAATTAGAGAATCTAGAGTATGTTAAAGAGTTCTATGGATACAACAACGAGAAAGCAAAGGTTGCTCTTGATATACTGGATGATGAACAAATTTCTGCCATAAAACAAAAAATGAGAAAAGGCGGAAGAGATGGAAGAAATTAACTGGACACAAGAACAACTACTTGAAGTGGGTCTAAATGAACCCGATGATTTTCTAAAGGTTAGAGAGACATTATCACGCATTGGTGTTGCTTCTCGAAAAGAGAAAAAACTGTATCAATCCTGTCATATCCTACACAAGCAAGGACGGTATTACATTGTGCATTTCAAAGAGCTATTTGCTCTGGATGGAAAGAGAACCAACATATCAACAAACGATCTGTCTCGCAGAAACACAATCGCAAATCTGTTACAGGATTGGGGGTTGATTCAAATAATGAGTGAAAGCCCATATGAAGCAGCACCACTAAGTCAAATCAAAATCCTAACATACAAAGAGAAAAATGAGTGGTTGCTGGAGACGAAATATAATATCGGAAAGAAAAGAGAGACTTGACAATTAACCACACAGGTGATATACTTTTATAATGGAATTTTATACAAATGTGATTCAGCGTGGCAACTCTCTTCTAGTGAGGGGTGTCGAGGACGGTCAACGAGTATCCAAGCGGGTCAACTATCGACCTACATTATTCAATAAAGTACATGAGTATACAGGATACAAGACTCTTGATGGCCAGGATGTGCTTCCCAAGAACTTCGACTCCATAAAGGAAGCGAAAGCATGGGTTGAACAGAGTGCAAATCAAAATATTGTATTTGGTAATACGCAGTATCCATATTGCTATATTGGTGATGAGTATCCTAATGATATACCGTGGGACAAAGACCAGATACTGATTGTGACCATTGATATTGAGGTGGAGTGTGAGAACGGCTTTCCTAATCCACAGGATGCCGCAGAACCACTACTGTCAATCACTATGAAGAACCACCAGAACAAGAAGATTGTTGTCTGGGGTCTTCATGAGTTTCAAAACTATCGTGAGGATGTGGACTATCGCTTGTGTAGGAATGAGGATGACTTGCTCATCAAGTTTCTTGACGAGTGGCGTATGATCTATCCAGACATTATCACTGGATGGAACACAGAGTTTTTCGACATTCCTTACATCTGCAATCGTATCAAGAACCTTTTCGGTGAAGACTTCATGCATAAGCTATCACCTTGGAACAATGTGTTTGCCAAGGAAGTGTATCAGATGGGACGCAGGCATCAAGTCTACAGCATACAGGGTGTATCTGCTCTCGATTTCTTTGATCTGTATCGCAAGTTTACATACACAAGTCAAGAACGATACACACTAGACCATATTGCGTTTGTGGAGCTAGGTGAGCGGAAGGATGGCAATCCTTTCGAGACATTCAAGGAGTGGTATCAGAAAGACTATCAGTCGTTCATTGAATACAACATCCAAGACGTGGAGATTGTGGATAAGCTAGAAGACAAGATGCGACTCATTGAGTTGTGTCTAACTATGGCATATGACGGCAAGGTAAACTTTACAGATGTTTTGGGTCAGGTTCGTTATTGGGACAATGTGATATACAATCACCTTCGTAAGAAGAACATTGTGATACCGCAAAAGAAAGAGCAAGAGAAGGTAGAGAAGTTTGAGGGTGCATATGTCAAAGACCCTCAAGTGGGTATGCACAAATGGGTCATGTCATTTGACTTGAACTCACTGTATCCACATCTTATCATGCAGTATAACATCTCACCAGAAACCCTTGTGTCTGGCAGTAAAGTGAAAGAGGGTATGGTAGATGACATTCTTGATGAGAAAATCAGGAATACTACTGAACACTGTATGACTCCAAACGGTGCTTATTTCCGTAGGGATGTAAAGGGATTTCTGCCAGAGATAATGGAGAATGTATATAATGATCGTGTCAAATATAAGAAGCTTCTGCTCGAAGCTAAACAAGAGTATGAGAACACTGGTGATCCCGCACTACTCAAGAAGATATCTCGCTATGACAACATCCAAATGGCAAAGAAGATTTCTCTTAATTCCGCTTATGGCGCAATTGGTAATAACTACTTTCGCTATTTTGATCTCTTGGTCGCTACAGCAATTACAACAGCTGGCCAGCTATCTATACGATGGGTTGAAAAGTCTTTTAACATATACCTCAACAGGATTCTTAAAACTGACAAGGTTGACTACGTTATTGCGAGCGATACAGACTCGGTGTATATCACTTTTGACGTTCTGGTTGGGAAAATGTTTCAATCGGGAGCAACAGATGAGCGAATTGTCCAGTTCTTGGACAAGTTTGCAAAAGAGAAGCTGGAACCTTTTATTGGGGAAAGTTATCAAGCTCTTGCTAAGAGTATGAACGCATATGACCAGAAGATGCAGATGGCTAGAGAAGCTATTGCATCAACTGGTATATGGACAGCAAAGAAACGCTATATCCTCAATGTGTGGGACATGGAAGGTGTGCGGTTCAAAGAGCCATATCTAAAGATCATGGGTATCGAAGCAGTCAAGTCATCTACTCCTGCACCATGTCGAGAGAAGATCAAACAAGCACTCAAGATCATCATCAATGGTGATGAGAAAGAACTGAATGCATTCATCAAAGATTTTCGTGAGGAGTTCATGAACCTACCACCAGAAGACATTGCGTATCCCCGTAGTTGTAATGGTGTCGAGAAATACACTGCAACATCTAAAAGCACAATGGACTTGATAAGTGGTGAGACTGTGGAGTATGGTTTCTTCAAGAAGGGTGCCCCCATACATACAAAGGGAGCAATACTCATGAACTATTTGGTGGAGAAGAATAACCTATCTGCTAAGTATCCCTTCATACAAGAAGGTGACAAGGTAAAGTTCATTGCCCTCAAGGAGCCAAACAAATATCAATCAAGCGCACTGTCATTCATGACCTCTTTTCCCACAGAGTTCGGCATGGAAGAACTGATAGATAGACCACAGCAATTTGAGAAGAGCTTTATAGAACCACTACGCTTCATAACAGACAAGATACATTGGGGTATTGATGGTGGTGACGGAAGACAGGGAACACTAGAAGATTTTTTCGGATAAGGAGACAACATGTCAGATGATTATGATAATTTCGTTGGTAAGAAAGCGGAAGTTGAGAAGAAAGGTACACTAAATGAGTTCCTTGGCATCAAAGATGAAGAGCCTTGGGAGAAGCACTGGGTAGGTATGCCAGAGTTTGAGCAAGAGGATGATCCAAATCACAAAGAACTGCTGGTAAAGTTCAAGACAAAGGAAGACTATGAGAAGTTTCAGAAGCTGATAGAACAGAAGCTCACTAT